GCAAAAGATTATATTAGAAAACTTGAAAAAACATTCCAGATTCGCGTAAAACAATTTGCAAACTTCTTAACGTACTTATATGGCATGCATGAGTATTTAATGAAAGTACAGGAGAAAACAGAGGAGGATACGATGATTGCAGATCGACTTGATAAGCTTTTTGGCAGAATTTTTGCTCAAGACATATATATTTACCCTCCTTATAAAAACACCCCTACCGATAACTATTATAAATTCTCTTTAAAAACTACTGGTGAAAATGTCGAATTTGCAGCAGAATCGGTACAATCTTTTTTAACACTTGGTGACAAAGAACGAAATGTCAGCTATAAAAAGCCAGCAGCTGAAGAAACAGCCTCATACGGAGACTACTACAAGAGCATGGGGAACGAAGAAATGAAAGAAGTGAAGATTGGACGAATTGTAGAACTGAAAGAATCTATTGAACCTAAAGATTTTGGAAGAGACAAAATTCTAAATTATATAGTACATGACTCTAAATCAAAAGTTAGAGAAACTCCAATTGTTTGCCGATCTGAACTCATAAATGGGTTTGTGAATGTCATGATAAAGGTTCCCACAAAATTTAATTATCTATCTGAAATTGAAGTTGTCTACCCCTACCCCTTACCGAAACTTGAAAAAGTCCGTGATGATAATAGCGTTACCGATGTCGTAAAAATTAACGAAGATGGTACAAAAACCTCATTAAGAGAAACACTTAATGCGGATGGTACAAAAATCCCCCCATTTCAACTTTTAATACCTTTGTCGTTGACACTGTATGATGGACCAGAACTTCAACCTCCAGAAATACTATTACCATGTGAAGTTCTCTGTAACGATGATTACAAAAGTGAAGCCTGTAGCAAAAGCCTGTCGCTAAAAAAGGGTGGCAGTAAAAAGAGAAAAACAAGCCGGAAAGCAAAAGGTAGAACTCGAAGAAGGTCGCGAATATAAATACCCTGGGGCACGTATATAGGTATTTACATGAGACATTTGAAGAAGGAAACCTGTTCTAAACTCCTTGACATTTCCTTTAGTTTCACAAACTTAAAGAATAACGACGATTATCCATTTCATGGAAGAAGTAGAAGTTTTTAGAATTTCCGAATTTGATCCGGAGAAAGTGTATGCGACAGCTCTGTGTACCCGCAAAGAAGGTACCTGGCCAAATGAAAAGTTTTTTACGACAAACAAACTTGTCGTTGTCGGGAAACATGTGAGAAAGAGAAGATGGGGAAGTCACGATGCATCCGCGGGAGATGATACCTTTGAGTACAATGGTCACAATACAGTAGTAACATATGATTATGACGCGAAAACTTGTTTTCTAGTTATTTCGTCGAATACAATAACGTCAATAATGGCAACAACGCCTGGGTCAACATGTTTCATTTCAAAAGAAGGTGACGTAGTCTAAACACCGTTGTGAGAACTTAGAGACATATAGAAATCATTGTTCATAATTAAATTGATATTTGTAGAGACCTCACAAAATCAACGGCTATAATGAGCGATCTTACTCCAAACGATTCTAAAGACGCTAAAAAGCGAAAATGGGAAAGCGATGAAAAAAGTCAGTGTACCTTGGAGTGTACTGCCTTTGAGTGTCCTATATGCCAGGAAATGCTAGTTGAGAAAAGTTCCCTGATTTGCAAGCACACTTTTTGTTTCTCTTGCATTAATCAATGGTGCACTCAAAATCCTACTTGTCCACTTTGTCGCGTCGATGTAGAATGGATTCAGAAAATAGAACATTCCGCTGATCCCGTACGGATATCTTCGAAACAGAATAGATCAGCGTACGTTGAGCGACTGAGAAGATTAGGTGTGCTTTTGCGAGGTGTTGACATTCGTCAATATGTAATTGATACTATTGTGTCGATGCATCCAAATGAAGATGTAAGCGAATACTTAATTAGCGCAGAACCCATAATTTTGGAAATGCTACGTGGTCAAAGCCAAGGAACAACAAACCTGGCTGAAAATTAGTACAATAGATTTGAAAACGTCTGTGATAACGTCCATGATAACTTCCGTGATAACGTCCGTGATAACGTCCGTGTATTGTATAAAAATATAAAACGTCACAATATCATGAAGCATCACAATATCATGCGCTGCATTGTTAAAAATCGTTCCGGTACGAATAAAGGTAGACGATGTGCCCGAGAAGCTGTCAAGGGTCAGTGTAAGTGTGAAACACATTTGCACCGATTCATTGATGTTGATGCGTCCGGTGGCGAAGCTTCATCCGACGAGGACTCGGTTAAGGATAAACCAACAAAGGCTGACCGAGATTTCATCGCTCCCGAAGATGACGGTGTCAAACTCGTTGGAGGTAGTCGTAAGCGATCTTCTGGCGGAAGCTACCGACCCGAACCTGGGGAGAACAAACAAGCTGTGAAACGTAGAAAATCAAAACGGGATATGAAAAAGAAAGCGTCAAAAGCTGCAAAGGAGAAAAAGATATCGCGGAAGCAGATTGAAGACTCGGATGATGAAAGTTTTGATAGCTACGGTATCGGAAGTGACATCTCTTCTGGTAGTGATTGATGTTTAGTATACGTATGTTTGTTTGTGAACGATTACTTACGACATAGTTAAGCAAATACGGCCAAATAATCTACTTTATCTCTAGTGCAAATACGCCACGCTGCACATTAAAATCATCGTAAGTGCTAGCGTTTTCGTCGTATGATTCATGTAGAGGCCCAACGATTCACTTGAAAAATCGCTTTTTCCCACATCCCGTAAAAGTACAAACATGGGAATCATGATCAGTGGTATAGGAAGAAACGCCAAGAATGTCTTTTCGAAGGACGCCAACATAAAACTATTGATTACAACGCTTGACAAAAGAATGATTGTGACAAGTATCCATGATGGTCGGATGCCGACTATGACCGGAATGGTCTGAATTCCGGTGGCCATATCACCTCTGTAGTCGCGAATATCCATCATTATCTCATTGCTCCAAGAACCGAAGAATACTATGCTGCACGCAAGAAGAAGTAAATCGAAGTGCGGATTTCCTTGAGGAATAATGGACGAGGATGCCATTCCTGCAAAGAAGACGGCAAAGGAGACAATGCATGCACAAATGACATTTTTTAGGACTGTTACTTTTTTAAAAATGGGTGTGTACAGATTGACAAGCAAAAGAGCTGAATGCATCATCATTTGCAATCCAATAGGAAGAAAAGAAACTCCTAGTGCTTCACATATGAGTATCATGATTGTCGCATATGCTTTTGCTTTCCCTTTCGACATTGCTCCTGACGCAATGGGTCGATGTGCATTGTTGATTTTGTCAGTCTCGATATCAAATAAATCGTTGACAATCATGCTGATACTCATGACAAGAACAGTAGTCAAAGACGATACCAAGAATTTCGGAGTTGTCAACAAAGCAGTAAATGACGGGTTCATTATATATCCACCCGTCAGCGAAAGGAACAGCGTAGGAAGAATATTCTTTGCGCGAATGGATACGAGGAAATCGTCAAATTCGTTGGACATTTTCAGTTCTTCATTGACTTTTCGACTCATTTCGGTTCTCAACGACCCATTTCTTCCTCTGAAACGTATTTGACGTTGCAAAGACGTGTTGAGGGCAGTAGCCGTGCAAGTTAGTAAAAAGCAAGCAGTTAACAAAAGTTTCAATATCATATTTGCGTTACGGATGAAGACGGTAGCTGCAAAAACGGAAACGATACAAATTGATCATTTTTTCCGTCACTTCTGCATATTTCATTTCAATCTACGTCTGTTTTCCCCTGTTCATACAACGCTTTATAGTTTGATCGATAATGATTGGAAAATAGGTCGTAGATGATACTAAATTTCCCGTGCATTCCTTCATAAGTTTTGTCAATATTATCAACAATCGATTTGTCTTCAGCGAGAGTACTTTCCATGGTCGTCTTTGTCAACAGGTCTCCCAAAACGTTAATGAGTGCGAGAATGGGAATAGCTAGAAAGTATCTCATGTCCGTCAAGTCGTAACTCCAGTAGCTGCGATATGCTTTGACAAACAGTTTTGTCTTGAATTTCGAGACAGGTAATGCATGCGTAATAATCGTTGACGTCCATTCACCAAATCTGACTCGAGCCACCGTTGAATGGGGTAAAGCATATTCATTTTCAACAATGATTTTATTGTACTTGTATACTTTGTTCACTAACGAGTTTTCACCTGCTAAATACTCGTACACGATTTTGTAATGTGTTTCTTTGTCATTCACAGACAATATTTTGGACGTTTCCAAAGGATTTGGATTTTGACGGTTTCCGAAAGTATGCACAAATCCAATGTGACAAATGTCTAGACTATTCACCGTAACAAATTTTGCGTAATGTTCAAACGTTTGTTCAAGACTAATCGCACGCTGACTTTTGTCATAAAATTCCGGTTCCACGAAAATCTCCGACTCGTCAATGATATTGCGTAAACTTTTCAATAAAAGTGGAACCGTGTTCAAGTAGACGATATCTCCCTTCTCTACTACTTTGAAAGTGTTAATGGTATAGATACTTGATTCCATATGCGGCAGACCAGGTATTTGTTTCAACTCGCCATTGGTTCCATCAAAAACGTATCCGTGATAAGGACATGCAATCGTATTTTCACAAGTCGGTCCATTCAAAAACGAAGATCCTTGATGGGTACACGCGTCTTGCATTGCATAATACATGGCATTGTCGCGCCATACAATGTAATTGATGTCCCAAACGGTCACACGTTTTGGTGTTTTACTGAAGTCGGTTGCAAATCCAATTGGATACCATGTATACTGGCCGCGATGATTTAAATCATCTAGACGAGGTCTCTTGGTATATTGTCGATAATCGACTTTGTCAATACGATGATTCAATGATTTTTCGAGAGAGAAGAGCTCGTCTCCAACATTGTCGGCAATATTATCAAATTGGAAGAATTTTGAAAATTTAAAGGCGTACGCATAATACACAAAATTAAAATAGATCACTAACTTCATAACGTCGTTCTCGTTGTTTATTTTTGCCTTTTTATTGTTCCACTATTGCTTATATTATGAAGCTAGTCACTTTTTTCGGGTTGTCTGCTTTGACAAGGACAACGTTTCTTGTACCCATGATACATGCATTGAAAACGAAGACAATGGACTTTTCGTCGGTACTGCAAACGATTCGAAGTGAGAAGTCGTCATTACCAAAAGAATCGTACACTGATCTCTTGAAAGAAATATCTGGCCAACACGTCGACTCGCTTTTCATTTCCAATAACTACAAGGAAGTAGTCAGCGTTGATGCAACGTCCTCGATGCACATTACGGAAATCAATGAAGCTGTCATACCCAATATTCTTTCCAAAGTATCTGATTCCGTTTCGCTCTATTTTACCGATTTCAATGACTTTTTCAGTCTACAACACATTGGATCAATGATGTTTGAAAGTATGTACTATCTCCTTCCTTTGTTTTTCTTTTTGCGGCTCTTCTCACGGTACTCTTCAACAACTAGTGGTGGACTCAACGCATTTACATCGCCGCTGATCCAAAGAAAAGTCTCTGTTCCACTCTCTAGTTGGGCAGGAAGTCCAGAAGTTGTCGAGGAATGTAAAGAAATCATCGACTATCTCCAAAAAAAAGATGAGTATTTGAAAATCGGAGCAACGATGCCAAAAGGAATACTCATGGAAGGGCCACCAGGGACAGGGAAAACAATGCTTGCGAAAGCTATTGCATCCAGTACCAACTCTTCCTTCTTTGTGGCCTCTGGATCCGAATTTGTTTCCTTGTTTGTTGGAATGGGAGCAATGCGTGTACGTGAACTTTTTGCAAATGCACGTAAAGCATCACCAAGTATTATTTTCATCGACGAAATTGATGCAGTTGGAAGAAAACGCAGCGGTTCTATAACACCTGGAGTCAATGATGAAAGGGAACAAACACTGAATCAATTGCTCTTTGAAATGGACGGATTTAATAACAATGACAATATTATTGTGATGGCAGCTACAAACCGCAAAGATGTTCTTGACGAAGCTCTTTTACGGCCTGGACGCTTTGATCGATATGTACGTATTCCTTTGCCAGATAAGAACTCCAGAGAACAGATATTGTCGACGTATTTCAACAAATATGCCGTTGACAGTCAAGTGGATGTAGCCAACGTCGCAGAATTGACAGCTGGGTTTTCAGGTGCACAATTGAAAAATTTGGTAAATGAAGCTGCTATTCTCTCTGTTCGATCTAATTATACTTCTATTCAAGAACCGTTTCTGATGGAAGCCTTTGAGAAAACAGTTGTTGGTCTCGTTCGCAAATCTGGTTACAATCAAACGGAAGATACTCAATTTCGTGTTGCCCTGCATGAAATGGGTCACACTCTGTTAACTCTAGAATTTTCCGAATACTTTGATTTCAAAAAGGTGTCTTGCATTCCAACCTATAATGGTGCAGGAGGGTACACGTTGTTTGCCGAAAATGCGAATATGCGAGAAGGTGGTTTGTACACGAAAGATTTTTTGGAGAAACGCCTCATTGTTGCGATGGGAGGGAAAGCAGCCGAAACCGTCATTTATGGCCATGAGTTTGTATCTGTAGGTGCATCACAAGATCTAAAAGAGGCCAATCAATTAGCGCGTCGAATGGTCACTTTGTATGGTATGAGTGAAAAGCTGGAAGTTGCATCGTTGATTGAAGAAGAGAGTTCTGTAGCTAGTTCTTTGTCCGAAAACATGAAGGTATTGGTGGATGAAGAAAGTTATGCTTTGGTGACAAGAGCATTTGAATATGCAAAACAGTTTCTAAGATTGCATAAAGCTGAATTAATATCGAAAGCCGACGAGCTTCAAAACAAACAAACAATGACACTTATTGACTTTCATTAGCACAGATCCCGTCACAATTTAAAGAGCAGAACTGAACGAAACACACAATGGCCGCTCTAGTCGAGACTTCTATGACTGAACCTTTGGAACGAACTTCTTTAAATGTTCGATTGGTGTCCTCCGATAACAAAACGTACGAAATAGCAGCCAAGATTGCAGCGACGCAATCGGAGTTGTTGAAAGAAATGATAAATGGGGACGAAGATATCGCAGATATTCCCTTGCCCAATGTCAAATCGGTGCACCTTGCGAAAGTCGTAGAATTCATGAATCATTATGAAGCCTCGCCCATGAATGTCATCGAGAAACCGCTGCGATCATCGGATATGAAAGAAATTGTCCAACCATGGTACGCCGACTTTGTTGCCATTGATCAGGAAGAATTGTTCGAACTCGTGCTTGCTGCCAACTATTTGGATATCAAGCCTTTACTTGATCTTACTTGTGCCACCGTGGCATCGATGATCAAAGGGAAGTCGCCCGAGGAGATTCGTGAAACCTTTAACATTGTCAACGATTTCACGCCTGAGGAAGAAGCGCAAATTCGCGAAGAGAACAAATGGTGCGAGGAATCTTGAATCTTTTGACATTTTTAAATTATCCGATAGGTGTAATTTGCAAGTAGATTTAAGTAGTAAGAGAGAACAATGATTAAAGTTGCATCCCGTATTTTAAATAAGGAAAAAGCACGACATGAATTTTTTGTACTGGGATTTATGTTTGTGGTAGCTGATTTTTGGATGGCAGACAACAATAATAAGTACTATTTTCTGATGAAAGATGAGACAGAAGATGATATTGCATATTTGTCAAAACTGCTGAGGCAACGATCGAAAAATCCTAAATTTGATTTCTTCAAAAATATTTGTTTCATCTGCGTTACAAACTTGCAACGGAAGATTGTCAAAAAGTATCATTTTCAAATTGCCGAGAAGATGAAAACAATTCCATTTGACAGAGCTTTTGAAAAACGAAGAATCAAAGAATCGCAAGTGTTTTGGCGTTTCAAAGGATATGCACTCTTCTACCCGTTCTTTGAAGATAAAGCAAAAACAAAATTGCGCATTTTCCACATTGAAGGATTAGAACATAATTGGGAAATTCTTCCATATTTTGATGCAGAGCACGATTACATCTTTGTGACATTGCCAAACCATTTCACTCGATGCAATTTTGAATTTTCCGCTAATGTCTTGAGTACTCGTCATCCAAAGTTTCCGTTGAAACACATAATCTGGCTTGCACCGAATATTGACGCACATCTTTTCGCCATCGAATTCGGGTTCGAAAGCATTCTTTTCAACCACAATGCATTTATTCTTACAGATGTTTTCACAATTGACGAAACTGCAACAAAGGAGTACGATATGGTCATGAACTGCCGTCCGGAACAATGGAAACGGCCTCAACTTGCCATGAAAATAGAAAACTTGGCATATATTGAAGGTTTTTGTTTCAATAAATCGAAATACGTCGATGCAGAAACGTTATTTCCTCATCTGGCCTACAGGAATCAAGAACGTTTGACACCGAAAGAAGTTGCTGCTATTTATCAAAAATCGTTTTGTGGTGGTATTTTCAGCCATGCCGAAGGTGCTTGTTTCTCCAGTAGCGAGTATCTTCTTTGTGGTCTCCCAGTTGTGTCAACAGTAAGTTTCGGTGGAAGAGATATTTGGTACGACGAAGATAATTCCGTGATTGTGAATGCGGACAGTGACAGTGTCCGAAATGGAATGGAAATATGTAAAGCGCGGCTTATAGATGGTACTTTTGACCCCACGAAAATTCGTGAAAGGCATATTGCTTTGGCAGAGGATATGAAGAAACGTTTTACAAAACAAATTGATCGTCTTTTTAAGTTATACAATCTAGAAATCGATGCTACTACTTATTTCCTACAGCATCAATCGATACCTAAAATGCGACACAATCTAAAAACAGATCAAGTCATTAAAATGCTGCGCCGTTAATGGTAGCGACGAACTTTCGGGGATTTCGTCGAGAGCTTTGGTAAGCAAATAGCGCCCGTTGTTGGATGGTCGCGTACCCATTTACCGTCTGTATCATAGATCTTGATAACAGGTCCATGGCATTCGTGAGTAGGCGACGACATTTTCGCAACGGTGGTGCAAGTACTGTGTGCCTTGGAGGATTTAGCAGTGACAGAATAAGGGGACATTGTCAGAAAGGAAAACGTTGAAATTGTGAGTATGTATGTGATGACAATGAATGTCGAAAAAAAATGAAAGAACTTATATATGATTTGATTATTTGATTGATTTTCATATGATATAGGCTATATATCAATGTATCATTTCAACACATTTATTCTTCAGTCCCTCGTTACCTTAGGACGACGTGTTCTAGAACATACATTCGAAGACGACGACGATCCAAAAACTTCTCTCCTCGTATGTCATTTACAGACAATGTTGGAGATGATGTATTTCGGAATGGAAGACGAGGAAAGCATCCGCAAATTTAAACAACTGACTAATTTAGGGGCTCGTTATGTGCTTGACTTCATTGCAGATGGAACAAAACCGATTGGATTCCAGAGAACAAAAGCATATCTTGCAGAGTTGCATGATAATGGAGATATTGTAGTTGATACAATCCCAAACAGTACCATTTGTTACTTCTGCGCACTAGAGGAATGAGCTTGACGAGCGCCTTGAGGGATTGATGGCTTTGTCGTTGCTTTTTTTTGTGCAGTGAACATTATTCGTGATTTTCTTATGTAAAAATAGATTTTATGTCAAGGATATACTCATGATACTATATACTAATTCATATCATACTACTATCCTATGATAATTAAATTGGTCTATTACTTAAACGACGCGCCAACATGTAGTCCTTTTCATTGATGTTTGTACGTTTCGATAATTTCGCGGAAATCTCTGCATCTTCGATAACATTGATTTCTGCTTGCAACTCTGCGATCGCTTCAGCCGAAAAACGGAAATCAGGAAAATTTTCCTTCAAGTAGGATAACGCATAATTCATCAACTCGACATTGCGCTCACTGACCGATCCAAATGTAAGGTTTGACATATTGTTTTAAAGCGGATGTGTTGCAAATTGTGACGGCGTAGATCATGATTATGAATCGTTTTCAATTGACAAAGACGATCCAGATGACAACGTGTCAGAAAATTTCTTCACTAGATATTTACGCGTCGTCGGATTTGAGATAAACTCTTTCAACATAAATGCAAGGGTTTCTTTTTCCTGTTCAGCATGAAAATCGCGTTGCTTGTATTCTGTCTGTAACAAATCATACAATTTCATGTACATCAAGACGGTTTTCATGTCTGTAATATCCGTAAAATATTTTTGGTAAAAGCTGCGAAATTCCGGCTGTGACATAATAGTGTCTAAATCGTGGAAAAACGAATTTTCTTTCAGCAACTTACGACCTTTCTCAAAAATCGTTTCTTGTGATACTTTGCTAATAATCGAGTCCATGTTGCGTTTTTCCTCTGGAGACTATGTATTGTTGTCTTTATATCAAAAAATGGAATCCATTCATAATTTCATAGCGGAAATATGTCTGGACGCAAGCGCAAATTTAATAATGAATGTCCATTGTTCTCCTTAGACGTCCATATTCTTGCATTCATTCTCCGTAATGTAACCTTTGATTCTTTACGAGCACTTAGTTTGACATCGAAAGGAATTTACAGTCTTGTCAAGTTAGTGTATCCGATATGGAAGTTTGACACCGGAAATGCGTTGTCCTTCGAAAAGGCGCCACTTGAAATGATATTGAAATGGAATTTACCAGTGTCAATTCTTGTCATTGCAACTATGGAGCAGTATTTTTTACTGCATTTTCTTATGGTCAAAGGCTCTCCAATTCAATTTCCCCATGTAGAGCACATTCAATTTCATCAACACTTTCGCGTTTTGCGTGTCCTTCGGCTGTTTCCAAATTTGAAACGACTTTCGATCTTGAGTTTCAAATACGATCGAATCGCTTCTTTAAGTCTCCGGGAGATTGGAAAGTTGAAGTCTTTAGAGATGATTGAACTGAAAGGGACACGGTATCATCCTGAAATCTCGTCCTATTTCCAGTCTCTTGACAACCTGAAGGAATTGCGTATCCATTGTGAATTGAATCCTTCTGCGTGGTACAACTTCACGATGATGAAAATGCTCATTCCGTCTCTGACCACTGTGAAAGCGGTAGACATTTTCTCTATCAACAGTTTGGACTATGATATTCTTCTACATCAAGTACGTGTGTCATTTGAAAGGCAGGGACTCGATATTTCCTTTGAAAGATGTGTTTCACATGTGCAGCATAATGAGTGTGTTATTAGTTGAAAGTATGCAGCATTTTTATTTTATAATTACGAAGACTTCAACAAATGACTTTTGTCATTTCGCGCTTCCATCCACATCTCCTTTTCCTTTTACCAACCACTCAGCCATACTCCCCTACTGCTCTTCGAAGCAAAACGATTGGGATAATGCAGAACCCAAAATCTCCAAGACCTATGCTCTCTCTCCGCGGATGCGACGAGCGAGCTGCATGTCAAATGGGGTCACCGTGATTCTCTTTCTGTGAATCGCACAAAGATTGGAATCGTTGAAAAGAGAAACAAGGTAAGCTTCTGCACCTTCCTGTAGAGCGAGTAAAGCCGAGGATTGAAACTTGAGGTCCGCCTTACGGTCCTGAGTAACTTCTCTCACAAGACGCTGGAATGCAATCCTTGGAATCAAAGTTTCAGTAGAACGCTGGTACTTACGGATTTCGCGAAGAGCCACAGTACCGGGGCGGTAGCGATGAGGTTTCTTTGTTCCTCCGGCGAAAGGGGCAGTCATGCGGGAAGCTTTAGTGGCGAGTTGTTTGCGAGGAGCTTTTCCACCTGTCGATTTTCTTGCAGTCTGTTTAGTGCGTGCCATGATCGTGTGTGTATTTGTGACCAAAAAGAAAAGTCAGAAGAGCAGAAAAAATGATATGTGAATTATGTACAGGATGATTGTGATTTGTGTACATTGACAACTTCGACAAATGGACAACTTAGACGACTGCTTAGTGGCAAATATTCTCGCTTATTTGCCATTTGAAAACCTGTCATCATTGCGATTATGTAATAGCAAGTTCCACACACGAAATAACAATATATTCAAGATATGGACAAAAATGGTGAACCAAGAACATTCCTTTGAAAGTAGACATTTGACGAATACTTTCATTTGGCATCCGCCATGCTTTCGTAAACTCTTAATTAATCGAGAGACGCTTCAAGAATTCGTAAAGTTCTTTGACGGTACATTTTACGATTTTGGAGATAAAGGTCCGGATTTTGGAATTTTATATCTTGTCAACTTCATTGAAATAGACCTAGATGACTATGTGGACGATGAATTCAATGTTTTTGTATCATTGTACTATTTACTGTGTCATCGACTGCCAAATCTGGAGACGCTTATCGTCCGTTGTGACCCAATAGATTCTCTACTGAAATTGCTATGGAGCGTCGAAAATCCCTGTCATGTTCAAAACATCGAGATACAATGTCTTTTGATTTATTCACTGAATCCAATGGAAAAATGAGTTTTATGTCGGATGTCCTTTTTGGATTAAGTAGATTTTGCAATTTACTCTATGTTTTCCTCATTTGAATCGCTTGCAATGAAAGCAATCTAAAGAATGTCGCTCTTGGTAGAGCGCTGCTTCACTCACCAATTTAAAAAAATTCTCAGGTATTATGAATCAGTATCTTAGGAAAGAACAATCAAAATAATTCTCGGAACGCTGAACTTCATATTTATACCATAACAAAGGATAACTAAATCAACAACCCTGACTATTTACTTTCACAATTTCTTTCATCTATAAGAGATCGAATGCAAGCTCCTGCCATTGGAATACGCAAGATAAACATTAAAGTCAACCAAAAAAAGGATTTGACATCTTTTGATCATGCAAGGTTTGATTCCAAGAACATTTTGATGGAAAACGTCGAATGTAGCGGTACACATATTTCACATATTTCTATGTCATGTCAATTCAGGCACTTGACATGAGATATTTCCATCCAGATACATCGGACGCGTTATGTATACCATTGGACAACTTTGGATATGAACCGGGAATGAAACAGACGTTGGCATGTACCATTACAGCGCCGTTAAAGTCCGATGATCAATTTGCTATCAACATCATGCCAAAAGACCACAACGGAAACAGAGAGATATATTACCATGTGAATCCTCGGTCAAAGGTATTATAACATTTTTATCACAGTAGACGCTAACTAGTCCCCTACACATATCAGTACGGAAAGATCGTTTTGAATTCTCGCTCAAATACTTGGCAGCTTAACCAATACTTGTCACTGGAGAAGGTCCCGAAGGTATAGAGCAAATCTAATTTGACCCTTGCAGGAGTTCTGATGTTATGTTTCAAATAGTTATTCGGGACTACCTTTGAGCTCGTTATTCAAATCCGAGAAGATGGATTCGTTCTCTTCGTCAATGGTAACTCATTACACTTGGATGCATTGTTGACTTACACTCCTTCAAAAGGTTCCTATGTACACTTCTTTGCTCATCGTCGAGACATTTTACAGGGAGACGAAATTGTTCTTCAAATTCCAATGAAAGATGACAATGGTTATGGACACACTGCTACTTTCCACAAGATTTGGTGGGGAAATATGCATTTTAGTGAAGAAGAGGACGTCATGTACGGAGCAGATGTAAAACAGCTTTCTAAAAAGAAACGAAAATTTATATCAGATGCAGACAAGACACTTTTTATCAGTCATCTTCCCTTGCTTTCTGAATTGCAAGATATCATAGATCTTGAATGCGGATTGAATTCTCTTTTCAAAGATTACGGTAATGGTTTGCATCATCATCATTAGTTGACTTTTCTAATTACTGAAAATAAGGAGCCGTTCAGTCCAAAGTGTTTAAAAATGGACGCGCACATGTCACGTTAGAATCTCATGCCCAATGCAGCGTTGCACTGCAAGAAATCAACAATTTCCAAATTACTGCAGGGGACAGGATCTATTTTTGTTTGGTGTCTCAGTGTTGGGCTTAGGGGTTTTGTTGCATGAAGAAATTCCGATTTGCATACTTTGAAAGTTTTCGTTTCTACTATAGTATTGTTCCAGTATCACTTTTAGTCTTGTTTGTGGCCTGTATTTTGCTTTGATAAAATTTGGCAAAATGCAGCCGATTGTTGACGACCAACTACTTGGCATTACATAATCGAGGTATCCTAACATTTTGTGTTCTGTCGGGTGTGCTACTTTTTGAATATGGTTGTTTCGTTGCTAAGTTATACATAAATTAACTACTCCCTTGACAGTTGACATAAGAAACAAAGTTGTTATCAGCAATTGAATACTATCTTGCATCTTGCATATAGCAAAAAACAAACAAACTTCCATGATCTACAATGACAAACAAACTTCATAAACTTCGTGAGCATCATCTACAGCTCTTGTTTTCAAGCATTAACAAAATAAGCACTAGCCCTTGCTCGAATTTCATCGAACGTAACATACTTTTTCACGAACCCGTTTTCAAAAACCGTTTCAAGCTCGTTCTTAAGATCCTTATGTTCCACACTGTCTTCACGAACCACTTGGTACACTCCATCGATCTTGACGACTTTTTGACGCCCTTTCAATGAAGTTTTCGATTCGTTTGTCCCCTTTCCATCGACAGGATCCTTGTACACGTCACGCCATTCACCGTCTTCTAATTGGACAGCACAACATTTCCAAGCAAAGCGACAAGTATCTCTGTCAACTTTTTGAAGCAAACCGCCGCCCATGCCAAAGACCAAATTGTCCGCGGAAAAATTGTGTACTTTTGCAACTTCAAGCAAGTCTCGAATCTTTGACAGATCAAGACCGTCTCCGTAGATGATTCCGATAAAATTTGGTAGCACTTTATACCCCTTGTCATTGATTGTAATGTACTGTTCCAAATTCTTTGACAAAATAGAGAGAAGTCTTGCCAAAACTTCAGAAGGCACGCCACTATCTGGACGCAAAACCAATTTGCCATGACGAGCCATGACAAGAGAGAGCAATTCCGTTGTCAATTTCTTAACGAGGCGGTACTGATCATATGAATCAATGACAATTGAGAGTACACCTTCTTGAAAATTTTCAAGAAGCGATCGAATGACCTCTAGCTCGCCCTCTTCAAGTTTAGAAGTCATGACACTGTGTTCAGAAGCATTGACGGAAACGATCGGCTGTACGCTTGTTCCATAGTACTTCTGAATGAAATCGACGGCAGGTAAATTGTCCGAACCAAAAAAACTCACTGCATGGGCAGCTCCACCAATGCTAGCGGTCGTCATGGAAGATGCTCCACGGACACCAAAGTCATGAAGCATAAAAAGGATTGCCGACATGGGATCAGCCGTCGATGTCTTCAAGAGATATTCAAAAATGACTTTTTTTACTTCATGGGACAAAGTAGCGACGGTCAATGTGTACCAGTTTTGACTAAAAAACGTCTCCAGGTAGCCGACAGAAGTAGCAAAGCGCGGATCTGTTGCTTCAATCGTGAAGAGTGGAACTCCAGCTGGAACTTCGACACCTTCTGGCAATGCTCTAATGGTCAAAGGAAGTGCACCATGAAGATTTTTTGCGACATAAAACCATGGCTCGGGATCGAAATCACCAAGTCCTTGCTTAAACAATGACGCCACAGATTCTACATGAGCTTCTGTAATGACGGTATTTTGCAACATCTCAATGAAGTACTGCAAGCCGAAGAAAAGAACGGCGGGAAACTTGGAGCCTTTTCTAGCACTCACGTAGTACTGGGACCCAATGATAGGATTGTGGGTGTGGATTTTGGCCAACATCATTCCATGGGAACCTTTGTACGAATCGCTTTTCGTAAGATCAAAGGTATCAAGAAGAGGATCAATTGCATCGGGAAGAACAATGTCAACGATTGCACTAGGACGTCCTCTCTTGTTCGCACGGATGATCTCCAAACGGTGATCGATGTCACGCTTGATTCCTACTGCTTCAGTCTCTGCGCATTCCTCCGTGATTTCCGTAACAAGTTTGCTATGAACTGCTGGCATTTGTCTTCGCTTCAAATTGTGACAGTCTTGCCATTTATTGTCATATTGTTTCATAATTGTCGAATAAATTGCTTTCGTCTGTAATGAATTACTTTTTATTGACACTCGCGAGGATTCATACAGGCTTCACATTTTGTAGACGGCTATTAAGAGAATGAACGATGATGAGAAGGACATTCAACGTTTCATGAAACGAATGAATCGCCTGTCTTTGAATTGTCTTTACGGAAAGTATATCGACGAATTAAATGCTCACCTTGAAAAGGAAGTACATGCGATCTTGGATCCGAAGTATATTTCACAAAGAGTTGAAATATGCAATACTTTGGCACAAATCTCCAAATTTTATGAGATGGAGCTCTTTTGTCCAGAACGTGACTTTCGAATCTGCGCACTGATTCTTTTCCTGACAAACTTGTCAGAACTGTGGGATATTTCCTTTGTCATGCATTACAATACCGTAAATAATTCTTCGATTCCCTTCTCGGAAATGATTTCTTCCTTGAATTTGTTTGAGACGAAAATCCAATTTTTGCGTCGGTGCAGAGACGATTGTGTCAAATCCTGTTACTTTCATCACAAAGATCGACTTGGAGTCGATTTTGACCGACTTATGATGGAAATGAAGTAATTTTACATGGACATTTTTTATAGTAGCAGATGTTTTTTGCTTTCTCCACAGTAATGGATGTTGAATAAAACGTTTCCTGCATTTAGTTTTTCAGTTTCGGTCATTGTGTAGTAGGAAGCATTAAATTGATAACGAAATTTATGAATATCTTCTAAGGAAAATATACTGAACTTATCTTTTACCACTTGTCTTAACAAATACATATCTGAGAAATGTTTGCGTCCGTTTTCCGTCGATGTCACTACTTGTGATTCAAATAGTCTTTTATCTTGGGAAGCATAGAAGGATAAAATCGAGTCTCCGATGTCAATGAACACTGTTTTTGTAGAAACAAAAAGACACGGAACAATCACTTCATTATTTGAAAAGGTTAAAATATCACAGGTGTAAAGTTCATCAATTTCTCGTAGATATGAAATATCTTGTAGGATAGCGCAATCGCTGTCACAATAGATGAAACGATGAGAATTTGACGAATGAGTATCTGTCTGCAGCAAAAAGTTTTTGAAGATGATCCAGCGTTCGAAACAAAATTTCTCATACGCGTAGTTGTTGACAGAGACATGGATATATTTGTCAAAGGGCTCAGCATAATCCTCATACAAATAATGTTGCACCGAATGTATCTCTGCCATACCTTTATTTGTGGCATCTCCCAAAAGAAGAATAGGAACCGTCGGATTTGATAGGCGAGTCATTTGAAGAACACGGTCAAAATACATCTGGTTTCCTTTATGTACAAAGACAATTGAGAAATCATGATGAGATGGCATAAATGGGAGTGTGAATGAATTCAAATTAAAAAACTTCTTCCTTTCTTTGAACAATGAATAGGTTTTTTTTATTTGGGTTGGATTTCCTAAAATGAGTAACTCGAAACTTTTTCCGTCAACCTTTTTAATACATAGACCAAAATTTGCGCCTTCCACCTTTTGATATCGGAACAGCTGACGAATCCAAGATTGTTTGGTTGATGGTATTTATTTTCACTCCTTTCGACAATGCCAAATCGTCCAATTTTTGACTCATCTCTTGAAAAAAGCGCGTCACTTTATAGGGGTCTTTGCTCTCAAATTGTCGCGCATTTGACCCAGTGGTTAACTTGCCAGCAGTTGTAACCCCTTGAAACATAATATTATTCTAGGCATAAGAAAAGAATTTCAAAAAAATATCTCCATGATCCAATAAGACTTCGTTCAAATGTTTCGAAAAGATCCGTCGTGTACTTCATCGATCTTTCAGACGCCAATCATTATTCCAAAAGAAGTGGAAAAATGTAACTTGCTCTGTGCAGTCGACTTTTTATACCCTTCGCAACATAGAGATATCGGCGTTTTGAAAACTACTTTTGAAAATGGGGATTTACTTCATTTCGACCTTAAAGAACCAGCGACAGGATCGGCAGATCTTGTTTATAACGGCGAGAAATATTATCTGAACCGAATCGAGTTCTATTCAAAAAGTCTACATCGTACAATGACTCCGGGATGTGTCGCTCCTGAGGCAACAAACATGTCTACATTTCCACCGTCGTTGACCACTACATCAGAGGAAGCGGTTGCCACCAATCCTTGCAGTCAACAGAAAAGCCTCGAAATGTGCCTTTACCATCAATCTTTTTCGACAGCAGTGAACTCTGTCGTCGTCGTCAGTGTCTTTTTGCAAAGTATGGTCACATACTCCCCTTCTCAGGATTTCTTCAAGAAACTGATTCAGTCGATTGCATCCGTCAATTTGACCGCACCTTCTTTTGATACCTACCCGAATTCGATGTTGAACAATGCAAATACCACATACAATGCTGGCGTCTTTGGATCATCGACGGAAACGAATCTCGAAAAATGTCTGTCGTCATGCCAGCAAAATCTTCGTTGGTGTTCTGGTGTCGTCGTAGACGAAGAAACGTCTGTATGCTCTTTAGTCAATGCACCACAACCGTATCGTACATCCCCGGTATCTTCACAGACCTTGCACACGCCCCATATTTACCAGAAAATGACTATGGACGATGCTTGGAATCCAATTATGGCCTTGCCAAATCGAAAATCCTTCTTCATTTACAAGGGTTCATTTCCGTATTCTACTTGTCTGCCACCAAATGTTGGGAGTATAGTTTGGGTGGTTATGGAAAACATTGTTCCGATTGACACAGATGACTATTCTCTCTTACTTGGTATCTTGCAACCGTTTCACGCAAATGATGGATCCAACTATCCCTTGCAACCCTTAAATTACAGAAACATTGATCCAGACATTGCAAACCGACGTGTCTTGTACAACGATGGTAGCTTCGTCCAGGGCAATGAAAATCAAAGTGACAAGTTTGTCGTCAAATGCATGAAACGTGAGCAACAACCCTTACATTCTGATCTGCAAGTGCATGGAGATGCTGACAACATTGATGCCGTGAATGCGACAAGGCCACATCAAACAACCTACTATGGGGTCGATTCAATCAATAGTGGCAATATGTTAAGCATTACAATTATGTGGATTCTTGTCAGTTTCATTCTTTGCGTCACCTTATGGTACATTCGCAAAAACGCCTATGAAATGCTGACGTTTTTCATCCTTTGCACGTTAATCTACTATATCTTTTCTTGTGATTTGAATAAATGGGTGTACCTTGGCGTATCCATACCCGTCTCTGGAATCCTCTTAGTGTTTGTCTTTTTGATCAAATTTTGTCATGAAATGGTTGCAGAAGGTGCCGCGGCAGCAATGTTCGTCTACTTCATGAAATATATTATTTTGATTCTCTCCTTTGGAATCCTTGTTCTTTTGTACTCACTAATTGGTGCACCAAAAGAAAAGATTCATCGACAGACGTCATTTTATTACATGCCTACCTCTGACTCCATCTACATCACAAAACATCGAGCGTTAGTCATCATGGAGTATGGATATTATTCGACCGCTTACGGCCTGGATCATGCGTTTTTCTTCGATGAAATATCGAATTTCACCATCGATGGGAAGTATGTGGATGGCGAGTTAAGAACTCCAGAGACGGCGACTGCCAATGAAACGAAAAGTGATATTTCGGCCAAATGGAAGAGTATCATGCAAACTTTCGATTCAGAAATGTTGAAATCGTCCGAGCACCCATGGGCCTCGTTCAAAAAAGC